TAATAATATATGTTGACTGACTAGGCAGACGGTATAGAGACAACATATTAACGCTATACAAAGGAGAATATTATGGCAAATACAACATTTGATGGACCGGTAAGATCAAAAAACGGTTTTCAAAATATAGGACCTGATGCAGTTAAATCTGCAACTCTTGCAACTGATTTAACAGTAGCAGATAACGCTGGCAGAGTACTTTTGGTTGATCCAGTTGGAACACCAACTGCGTTAACTATTCCTGCAATTGTGTCTACAGCAGATGCAGCAGTAGCAGGGCCAGGAAGTGATCCAAATAATAAAAGCACAATTGGAACTACTTTTGAAATCGTTTTCACAGACGAATTTACAGGTACAATTAAAACTGCAAATACTGCTGACACTTTTGTTGGTGGAATTGCACTTGGTGTTGATAACACTGCGGTTGCAAAAGCATTTTTTGTGCCTGCAGCAGCAAACAATGAAGTAAATCTAAATGGAGAAGCTGGAGCTGGTAACGCTACAACAGGTGGTTTAATCGGTTCTAGAATTAAATTTACTGCGATTGCAGCAAATAAATATTTAGTTGAAGGTTTATTAATTGGTGATGGCACAGTTGCTACACCTTTTGATACTCAGTAATAATAAACTAGTGGCTCCTTCGGGAGCCACGAACTAGGAGAATTTATGGCTTTTAAAAGTGATATACAAGCAACAAGATTTACAGCAGCAGGTGCTACAGCTGTTATAGCGCAACCTGTAAGACTTAGAGGAATTGTTGTTGCATCGAACGGTGGCGGAGCAGGATCTGTTGTTTTAAATACAACTAGCCAAGCAGGGGGAACTAATTTATTAACAGTTGATGTTCCTACAGGTGATGTAATTAATTTTAATTTTCCTGAAGATGGTATCTTATTTCCAAAAGGTATTTTTGCTTCAACAGTAACAAATGTTGCAGCGGTAACTTTATTGACAGATAAATATTCAGGACCTAACATGACAACATCTAACCCAGGATAGTTATGAGTGGAGGCGGAAGTTTTACATCAGACCAGTCGGTTAAACATTCTACAAGCACAGAACAAATGGTTCCTACTGGTAGAAGAGCAAGACTTACATCTATTCAAGGAAAAGGTAATAGTACTAGTGGCTCTATTATATTTAGAACTGGTGGTGCTACAGGCACAATTATTGCTACTTATCTTTTTGGTGAAGAAGGTTTAGATATGTATTTACCAGGTTCTGGTATTTTATTTGAAGACGGTATACATGCAACTATTGCAGGAACTGCTGGAGTAACTATTACGTTTACGTAAAATGTATGAAAACAGGACTTGAAATGATGGGTTATTCAAGAGGTGGTGATGTGATGCCTGCTAGAAATAAAAAGAATTTTAGACCTACAGAAAAAGGTGCTGGAATGACAAGAGCTGGTGTTGCTGCATATCGAAGAGCAAACCCAGGATCAAAATTAAAAACAGCTGTAACAGGCAAAGTTAAAAAAGGATCTAAAGCTGCAAAACGTAGAAAGTCTTACTGCGCAAGATCTCTTGGACAATTAAAAAGAGCATCTGCAAAAACACGAAATGATCCTAACTCAAGAATACGACAGGCAAGAAGAAGATGGAAGTGCTAAATTGTACATTGTGTTTACATCCTTGTCATTGTAAAGGAGTTGGGCCCTATATTAACACTAACCAATGTATCGGGAATGATTGCAATTGTAGAACTTGCACACATCCGATTATAAAGGAGGATAATGATATGGTAAAAAAAGTTATTAAATGGGTTTGGAATATAATCTGTTGGCCATTCAAAAAAGTCAAAGATTGGCTTTGGTCATAATTTATGAATAGAAAACCACTCAACATATCTGAGGAGGCAGCCGTCCAAATGCCAATGAAGACGGTTGCCTCTTTGATTATCATTGTAGCACTAGGCACGATGGGCTATTTTCAAATTGTTGAGAGACTAAACATAGCTGACACTAGACTTCAGTTAATGGAAAAAGATTTACAAGAAAACACAGAGTTTAGAATTAAGTGGCCACGTGGACAACTAGGTTCATTGCCCGCTGATTCTGAGCAATTTATGATGATCGAGGATCTTTATAAAACCACGGATAAATTAAATTCACATATAGAAAATATGGCACTAAACAAAGTTAATATAGAATTTTTACGAGGCCAGATGGATAAAGTTTTAGTAGACATCGAAAAGTTAAAAGATGCTAATCGTGAAATGAAATACACAAACGGTAACGGACAATGATTGGTTTATTTTTTATAGGTATAGTTGTTTCAGTTTTAGTTTTATCAATTTTAATATACGCGAGAAAATATGATTGAGTCTATAGTGGCCCTGCTGATGTTTGTAAACGGAGAGATCAAGGAGCACTTAATTCAAAAAAATATGGCTGCGTGCCTTCGCGGCAAGCGTCATGCTGAAAGGGAGTATTCAGAATCTGTGTCTTACAAGTGCTATAAGGGCAAAGCTGAGACAGAAATATACAAAGGGAGAAAAAGTATCAAATCTTTAATACTTGAATAATGATATACTTATTAAAAAAACTTTTAGGATTTGATAAATTAGAAAAACGTATTAGACTTTTAGAAAGAAAAAATTATTGGAGGGAAAAATATAAACATGGCTTATCTGAACGCAAACATACCTCCAATATATTGTAAAGTAAGAAAAGAGTATCTTTATGATATGGACGAAAAATATAAAAAACAAAGTAATGACTGTGTTATCTTTGGTCTTACTTCCATTTCAGGTCGTGCTTTACTATTTAACATTATGCTTCCAAATGGTGCATGTTACTGGAGATTACCTATCTCAGCGTTTTTTCAAAAAGAGTTTGAAAGATATCAAGTTCCAGATATGTCAGTACAAGAATTGGAATTATGGAATTGTTTTAGTTATTGGCCTAGTGTTCATTGTTTTGATTGGTTGGATGGTTTAAATGGAAAATATATGGGTATCGATAAAAAGTTTTATCATGGAAAATACTTATTCACGATTGATTGGGCTCATCCAGACACTAACATCCTTGATACTGAGCATTCTGAAATACCTCAAGAACACAAGTGCGCACATATACTGGCTCTTAGTAACGGCAATTTTGCAGGTCAGCCTAATAATCGCCTTTTGTGGCATGTTAATAGCTACACTGTTGATAACAGTTGGCCAGACTATAAAGTTCAAACTACTTACTGGGATGCGGAAGATACAACAATGGTGACTGAGGATACAGACAATATGTTTTACCAAATGGAGGATAAAAATGAACCTAAGTCGTAATTTTACTTTATCAGAGCTTACAAAATCAGATACTGCAATCAGAAAGGGTATTAATAATAATCCTAATGCAGAACAAATAGAAAAATTAAAAGGATTATGTGAAAATATACTTCAACCGGTGCGTGATCATTTCGGCAGAGTTAAGGTGACCAGCGGGTTCCGTAGCGTAGAATTATGTATTGCTATAGGTAGTTCTTCAAACTCACAACATGCTAAAGCTGAGGCCGCAGACTTCGAATGTATCGGTGTTGATAACGCTGAACTTTTTGATTGGATCAAATCTAACCTTCAGCCAGATCAGCTGATCCTTGAGTTCTACACTCCAGGTGAGCCTAATAGCGGATGGATTCATGCAAGCTGGATTGAAGGAACACCAAGAGCATCTTACCTATGGGCCTACAAAAGTGAAGGAAAAACTAAATATAAACCAATTATTGGTAAAGCTAAAGACATCGTTTAATCCAATTGCTAAAAATCTAAGGTCTAGAACTTACAAACCAAAAGTGATACAATCCAAGAAGTTGTACAACCGCAAAAAGGAGAAACATGGCTATCAAACAGAAGATTAAATTCAAAGCAGCAATGGGTAGAGCAGCGTTTAGCGAGACTACATCAAAAGCTCCAGGCACCAAAATGAAAGAAGAACCATATATTGGAAGTTATATAACTTCTGAAATAGATGGAAAATACATGAGCAATAAAAGTTACGAAAAATATTATGGTAACTTATTGAAAGGATTTAAAAATAAATAATGTATAGAAAAATGTTACTTGGAGGATTACTTACAAAAGGTTTAAAAGCAGCTGTCAAATCAAAACCTTATCAACAGTTTAGAAAAAAAGCTATGAAGGATACAGCCGCATTATACAAAAAGGCACCTCAAATGGATCCAAGTAGAGCTTCATTTAAAGATAAAAAATTTATGAGAGGTTTACAAAAATTAGACACTCAAAGAGCAAAAGGTCAAAAACTTGTAGATATGACACAATTTGTTATTCTTAGTGCAAGAAAAGCTGGTAAGAAACCGATTGTAAGAGAAATGAGAAAAACAAGAAGAGGGTTAGCTAATTATGCAAAAAGTTTAAATACAAAAGCAAAAGCTATGATGAATAGAAAACTTAAAAAGAAAAAATTAAACTAATATGGCAACATCAGGAACTACAGCATTTGATTTAAATATAGATGAAATCATAGATGAAGGTTATGAAAGATGTGGTCTATCTACTAACGCTGGTTATGATCTAAGATCAGCAAGAAGAAGTTTAAATTTATTATTTGCTGAATGGGGCAATAGAGGTATTCATCTTTGGAAAGTAACATTAAATACAATAGCACTTGTAAATGGACAAGCTGAATATTCTACAGCTACAAATACAAACGATGTACTAGAAGCTTTTGTTTCTACATCTGCTAACAACACTGGGGATAGAACTGATGTC